CTGGAGTTGAAAAAAAATAATTTATTTGTTGACTTTAGTTATAGGATTTAATAGGATTTAATCTTAACAAAGGAGGTTAATTATGGGTTTTGATTTATACGGAATGAACCCTTACAATCCAAACAAGGCAAAAAAGCCTACTATTGATTGGGACAACCAACCAACTAGAGAGGAAACTGATAAATACTTTGAAGAAAAAAGTAAATATCAAGAAGAAGTTGTTGGTGATTACTTTCGATCGAATGTTTGGTGGTGGCGTCCACTTGCAAGCTATGTAATTAATTACACAGGTTGCGTAGATGAAAAAGACGCTGAAATGTGGAGCACGAACGACGGACACGAAGTTGACGACGAGACTGCTCAACAAATTCATAATCAATTACAAGTCTTGATTGAGAGTGGACACACTCAAAAATTTCAAGATGATTATGAAAAGGAAAGAGCAAAAGCAGAAAAACACAATGACAAAATTGAGAAGGAGTTAGAAAAATTTTGTAAGAGTGTTGAAAAAAAATTAGGTAAAACTAATGTTGCTCCAATGAACTTTCCAAAAGCTGATAAGGAAAAGTGGGACGAAATTTGGAATAAGAGAAAGTGGAGTGCGTCTTACCCTTTTAGCGTGGAGCATGTAAAAGAATTCGCTGAGTTCTGCCGATATAGTGGCGGATTTCGAATTTGTTAATTAACTAATCAGTCGGCGAGCAATCGCCGACTGATCTCTGGTCTATGTGAAGCGACGAAGGAAAATTTAAGTATTTTCTAGTCAATAACGAAGCATAGACCTGAGATCAGGTAAAACTGATCGAGCTGCAGTTACACGCGGTCCCGGTAGACCCAGCGGCAACGCCAGGCATTAAATCCAGGACCGCACGCGAGCTGCCTACGACCCCGCTTCGCGAGCATTGGGACTAGGCAGCTAAATTCCTGGGACGCCAGATAAATCCACAAGCAGCAAGCGACAAGCAGCACGCACCTGGATCTTTTTATTTTTTTGGGTGGGTCCCGCCCACATGCGCTCCTCTCTCCTCCGCCATCCCCAACCACCGGCCAATTGTATAGGATAAAATAGGATATGTCAAGAAAAATATTTAACCTGGATGAAAATATTTTTCTTGTTTTATTTCCTATAATATCCTACATAGTAACTATGAAAACGAATCAAGCATTTAAACTAGTGGGCGGTCTTAGTAGGCCGTCCAAAATGCCAGGTTGGGCGTATGGCCTACCGGCTAAAGAATGCAAAACAGGGTCGAAGCTCCAAAAAATAAAAGGCTCGACTTGTTACAATTGTTACGCGCTCAAGGGTATGTATCGATTCAGACCAGTTCAGGCTGCACAATACAGACGCCTGGAATCTATTAAAAATCCTGGTTGGGTTTCGGCCATGGTTCACTTGATCAATTCGAAAAAATCTAAATTTTTTAGATGGCATGATTCCGGGGATGTCCAGGATCTAGATCATCTAAACAAGATTTTTGAAGTTTGTGAATTGACACCAGGAATCAGTCATTGGATGCCAACACGCGAAGCGTGGACCAAGGATCACGTAACACGAGCCCCTAAAAATTTAGTAATTCGATTTTCCATGCCTATGATTAACCAAAGCGCTAGCGGATCCTGGCCGAATACATCGACTGTAGTAACTGAAGGCGCGACTTGTCCCGCTCCAAAACAAGGCAACGCCTGCGGTGACTGTCGAGCGTGTTGGGATCCGCGGGTAAAAAACATTGCATATGGTCAACACTAATTTTTATATCTCAATTTATTGGTCGACCAGGAATCACGGCGGTGATGAGGAAGGCGGTTGGTCGTATTGGTCACGTGAAAAAGCACGAGACATTAAAAGAGGTTTTAAATCCAGGGAGCAAGCTGCAAAATTTATAAAAAAAATTCAACCGATCCTGGAGAAGGAATCCGGGCAATGGTCCTGGGAGGATAAACTCCAGGCGTTCATCTTTGAAGCTGGACATGGTCCTGAAGATTACTCCGAGCAATCGTGGTATGAATAGATTCCTGGGACTTTCCAAGTCACAGGCAGCAAGCATGGGGTGGGCCCCGCCCACAAGCACTTAACAGCCACAAGCTACACGCGGTCAAGGAACAAGCAACACGCGTCAAGGCCACAAGCAACAGGCTTAATTCCTGGGATCCCGTCCCGTAATCCTCGGATCTTTGTCCCCTCATAAAGTTTTATGGCCAAAGGAACGAGGGCCTTTGGCAGGGTTTTCACCATGATAAAAGTATTCTTTGGATGCCTTACATGGAAGGAAATCTGGTGTGGTGAGAAGGGTATTTTTTTACTTTTCTTAACTTTTAATTCGACAGTGAAAAAGTGGCAAAAACTATTATAGCCCAATACATCAGGAGTCCCGTGTGCAGCACTATTTTCCAAGCGTGTAAGTGATAATTTGCTATAATTTTTAGTAGCGAACGCTTTAATTTCATGCCAAAATTTAGTCTCTTCCTTAAACATTTTTTAGACTAATTTTTAAACTAAGATGTATCTCCAATTTTCTTTAAAACTTTACCCATATTCCAGGTTTCTGTCTTAACCGTAAAAACTAATCTGTGAGTTTCTCTTGCTCCCAATAATTTATTTTCTAAAAGTTGTAAAGAAGTAATGTCATAGTACTTACCATCTGGTAGACAAACTTGTACTCTAGCATCTTGAGACACAGGAGCTTTTAGCATTTTATCTAATACCTGTCTTAATAATCTTCCATTCATTCTGACTTGCAATATATCCTATATTTTATATATTTCAAGAGTTATGGGTTTACCAAAAAAACTTACAGAAAAACAGATCCTATTCGCTGACTTGATTGTAGAGAATGAGGGTAAAATGACAGCAAAAGATTGTGCTATTCAAGCAGGATATGATGAAGACTCTGCTCATGTAACAGCATCTAATCTTCAAAATGAAAATAAATATCCACTCGTGGTGGGTAGAATAAATGAATTAAGACTCGAAAAAGAAAAAGGATTACCTGAACTAACCAGTAAACAAAGAAAGTTTGGTGACTTGATGGCAACAGAAGAAGGTAGATTAACTGCTGAACAATGTGCTATTCAAGCTGGATACTCTGAAAAGAGTGCATACTCAAAGGCTAGTCAATTACAAAATCCAAAACTATACCCAGAAGTTGTTAGATATATTGGTATAAGAAGATCTGAGATGAGAAAGAAATATGACATAACTTTCGAAGGTCATGTTGCAGAGTTAGCAAGAATTAGAGATGAGGCTAGACAAAACAAAGCTTGGACAGCATCTGGTAACATGGAAATTTCACGTGGAAAAGCAGCTGGATTCTACGATAAACAATTACAATCAGTTCACTTTCATAAACATGAAAACTCATCACAAGAAGAAATTGATAAGAGAGTTTCTGAAGCTCTTAAATACTATCAACCTTTTTTAGATAAGGATGCAGAGGTTGTTAAAGACGAGTTATCTTCTTCACCCACGGTCGAGGAATCATCGTCCGATCCCCAAACGTAATACCTTCATCATCTTTATCATAAGACGCAAAAATTTTTACATAGTCTTTTGTCTTTTCATACAACCAACCTTCGTTTACTGGTCTAGCTAATTTCATTTTGTCAAATTCTTTTTCATTAGCCCAACCCGAATCGGACACACAATCCACCCATTCAATTCTTACCTTGTGAAATGGTATGTCAGGTGTTGATTCATTGATTGCAGCTTTACGTCTTTTCTTAGGCATACCAACTTATACACCCTATAGATCTTTTTTCTAGGAGACATTTTCAATTTTTTATTTTTCTTACGCGCGCGACCGGGAACTTTGTAACATTTGAAAATGGCGTAAAATAAGGATTGTAACACGTGTAACATTGCCTTGTTACAATTTATGCTTAAATAAGTGGCTATTATCAATGCTTATTTAACATTGTAACATATATGAGCCTGTAACATGGTTTTGAAAATAAAAAAATATTTTTTTATTCTGGGGAAAAAGTTCTATACGATACAATTACTTTAGAATTATTCTAAACTAGAATAATATTCACTGACTCTTGCCAGCCATTTAAACTTATACTGCCTAAATTCTTCCTCATTCACTTCAAATTTCTGAAAATAGCCTTCTTTTGAACACATTAACACCACACCTTGCGTAATCTCAGTTTGATATGTGAAGTTATGTGCCATGGCATATGCAGCTAATTGTAAGAAATAGTCATCGATCCATTCTCTACGTTTCGGTTTGTTAGTTTGTTTGAAGTCAACAATACTTTCTTTACCATCGTATACACCAACAACGTCTGTTGCACCTGCAAATAAATCTGGGTACCAAACAGTGACCTCAGAGCCCCATATTTCATCTAAATGCCCTTTTATGCCCTCTTCTATCACTTTCTCAGCCATCATCGTTGCTTGTTGCCCTAAATCTGTTAAATCGGCATGTTTTTCACCTAATAAATAATGTTCTAACAACGTATGCATTGCAGTCCCTCTTGCAGCTGCTTGGTCCATGATCCGTTGTGCCTCTTTCTCGCCCACTTTAGCACGCCAATTGGCTAATGATTCTTGTTTTTCTTTTGTCTGGGTTTTAGATAATATAGTCGTTACAGAAGGTAGTTTCTCACCAGAAACAGAATAATGTCTACCTAAACCTTTTATTAATTCTCTTTGACTAGATGGATACTTAAATTTTTTATTCCAAATTAATTCCCAAGAATTTTTGTTGTACTCTTCAATATCTTTATCATTCATCATTTTTGTTCTCTTTCATAACTTCATTTACTATAAAATAAATTATAATAGAACTTAAAAATAAAGCTCCAATACCTAAGAAAAACATACCAAGCCCATGAAAAAAAGTCATCTACAATCCACACATCCCTTCGCACTCATTGTTAAATAAATCCAATTGATCTTTTTCTTTATCTTTAATATTAAATTCAGCCTCTCTCAAAGGTACGCAAGATCTGTGGATGTAAAGATTATCTTTTACTTTATTATTACCCTTTCTAATTACATCATCTATCTCACAGGCATTTTCAAATTCATCTGGTCTGTTTGTTTTCATATCATGCCAAAAATGGTCATCATGAAAAGGACATCCAATACATGCAGACTTTGCAGGTTTCTTTAAATCTTTACCTTCATACCATTTTAAACAATCATCCCTTGACATATTCTTTTCAATCAAAGGCCATCGGTTCTTTTGCCACCAATCTCTAGATGGTTTCATTCTTTGTATTTCATCTGTAGAAATACCGATCCACATCTCAACGTGCTCACCCTTTGGAAATCTTGCATACTTTTTCAAACCAACTAATCGTCTAGTCTTTGCTGCAATTGGAGTTATCTTGTATTCTCTAGTACATTGTCTACGCAACATACCCTTTTTCTTAGACTCTGGATTCTTTGTAAAGAAAGGAGCAGATGCAAATCTGTTACCATTCTCACCCATAGCATTTAAGATATCATCTCTAATAGATGTACCCTTACCAGTAATATAAACAGGATAAGACAATTGAGTCTTTAACCATTCTAAATGTTCTAGAACGGGTGTAGGTTCCCAACCCGTGTCAGCAAATATAGCTGCGTCTGGTTTCTTACCAAATGCTCCTTGGTCCGCCATCAATGCCATTGTGGAACTTTGTACTCCTGCACCCAATGATAGTATTCTAATTAGTGGTTCTTTATCCATGTTTCTCCTTATATAGTTTATGGTTCGCGATATGTATTACTTTAGCCTTTACTTGTTCTTTATTCAAATATGAATAGTGTTTAATAATTTTATTTATATCTTCTCTCTTAACATGAACATAAGGTAACAATAACAACGCTACATAATACGCGTCTCTTGATTGACAACGCCATCGCCATTGCTTTTTCCAACCAACAGTGTATGCCGTTTTATATTTTTTCTCTGTCACCGTTCCACATCCTAGTAGATCATGTATCAATAATAAAACAGACTTATCCGTCATAGCCATTTCCATTCTTATAGACCAGGTAGGGTATGGTTTCTTGTTATTCTTTCTTTGGCGCATGTATTGTTTGTATTGAACATGGCCTTCGCCATCAAACAAACCTGCAATATAAGCTGCATCTGTTTCTGAGATCATAATTTAAAATTCTGGAGTTCTTTTAATTTTTCAGAGGCTTCAGCTATCTTCTGTAATTGCTTATCTATCTCTTCTATATGCTGTGGATGTTCTCCAATCCCGACTGAATTAGTCAGGTATATTTTAATAGTAGCGTCAGCTGCAGATATTTCAGCGTTATATCTGTCTTCTAACGCTTGGATTAATGACTGTCTCATTCGTCCTCCGTTCTACCATAATTTTCTGCATCTCTCAATCTATCAACAACATCTTCACTGGTAATAGCTGCAATCTTTTCTAGTTTAACAATAGTATCTTTTAAATCTTTTATTTCTGCTCCTGCTTTTCTACAAACTTTTTGCAAAAATTTTATTTTTTCTTCATTGCTTGGTTGGAATGTCATCTATTTCTCCTTCACTTTTACACATGCTACATTGTACAACTATGTTTTGTTCTTTACTTGGCCAAGAAACTTCTTTGACTACTTTAATATAGCCGTTGCCTTTACATCTTGGACAAATCATTTTATTTTTTCTTTGATAATTTTCCATTCAAAGACTTCACTTTCTCATTTACTAGTATGTTTACTGTTTGCGCTCTTGATATAGTGGTGTTAGGAACTATTTCTTTTCTTAACAAATCAAGTTTGCTATAAGTATCTTTTGATAGTGATACATTTTTATATTTGCTAAAGTCTGTCATATATTATAACCTTTCTTTTTATACATATTATGTAGGATATCCTATTAAAATTTAAAAGGTCTGTCAATGAAATTTTTATTAAGTTTAATAATATGCTCTAGTATAGCAGGTCAATGCATGCCCCCATATGAATGGCCAGAAACATTTAAATCACAATACGATTGTTTGATGTTTGGATACAAAGAATCTATCGTTAAGATGGAGAAATTTGGTAAAAAAGATGTTAATGAGTATGGTATGTTTATAAAATTTTATTGTTCACCGGTACAACAGATCTAATTAATTTATACCACTTCTTCTTGTATTTAAGATCTTTGGTCTTGTTATATAACCTAGCTAGCTCGTCTGCCTTGTCGGTTGTATTTTTTAAAACTACGTCTTTCATCTTTATTTAAATTTTTTTTGTGACGACGTGGTCGTTTACGAGGTTTTGGCCTTTCTACAAACGCTTTAAATTTTCTCGCCATACTTTTCTCTTAACCAGTTTTTATCTTTCTCCGATAGTTGTAAATATCTTATACTACCATTTATATGCTGTCTAGTATCAGCGCCACAATTTGTACATCTATAGTAATCAGTTACGATCCCAACCAAAATGGTTTCTTCTCCACAGTTTTCACAAACACCTTGGACAGTATCTATATTATTAAAAGCTTTAATTAAAATTTTATCAGACAAGGTCTACCGCCTTACCAATAACTGGTTTGTATTTTGTTTTACCACCTGATTTATAAGCGTGTAAGAATTGTCTTCTAGGTTGATCAGGAACATAGCTGCAGTGAATCCATCCCGAGTTGGGTTCTCCAGGAGTGTAGAACTCGAGTATTAGCTGATCTGCTTCAAGATTTTTATGTATCCAATCAGCCAATTCAGCATTGTCTGTGCCTATTACTTCGAAGTCTGCAGCTTCGGCCCTGGCATGCTGTGAATTTACAGAGCTACCTATCTTTAAACATAACTCTTCGCTACGAAATCCACTGGTAACTTTGACCCTGCCAAAATGGTCCCGGACGGGTTGTAAAATATTTTCACAAAGTAGTTTTAATTTTTCTATTTGACCTGAGTTTGGATTGTTATTGATATCCAATCTAATAGCAGTGTCTGATTTAATAAGCTCTTGAAGAGTAAAATTACGACTTAAATTCATTTTTATATCCTTTTCTACTGTATACTTTTTTTGATTTAATTACACGAGATTTATATTTTGGAGTTCTAAGTTCTTTTGCATATTTATTGTATGATAAGTTTTTTGATTGATTTTGAGCCATCGATATTTAATTCTAATTCTGCAGAACCTTTCCAACATTTGTAAGTTATTGTTTCCGAAAATTGACGCTCTGCTTCACGTTTACCGCGTAAACATTGTGCCATTGAAGGTTGCAAACGAGCCTCTTTAATTTCTCCATTTACAAACATAAGTAATCCTATTACAGCCTCTATCATTGTGAGTAATTTCCATTCTTGTAGCCAAGATCTCTATTAGCATCTTTTAATTTTTCTATATCAATTAAAACTTTGTCCATCTGTTTTCTTAAAAATTCTATATTTACTTTATTCAACGCCATGTTTTCTATATGTGCATTTAACTTGTCCGTGGTTTTATAAAGATCCTCAATCATCATGAATTGCTCAGAATCCGCGGGCAATGAACCTAGTTGTCCACGTGGCCATTTAATTCTAAACTCTGTATTTTCTTCTAAATCTTTTTCCATTAATTGAAGTCTAGTGTCTGCAACATTTAAACGTTCTATAATTTGGAAATACCCCATGGTGCCGAGTGCCACGATAATTATCAAACTGGCAACCGTCTTCATAGGCATCTGCACTTTTGCCTCTTCTCCGATTTGTAATGGTTTATTACTCATTTATTTTTGGTTTTGGTGGCGGAATTATAATATTTTTAGAGTCTATTTTCAATGGAGTGTGCTGTGTTGGGCGAACGAAAATAGCCAGTAAACACAACAAAATTATCAGCAACGCTGTAAATCTGTAATTCATCCTGGCTATTTCCTCTAAAAAATTTATTGCCAAATCCATTCTTTTATTTTTTTGAACGGCCAACAAACAATTTTCCAAATCCATTTAATTATTTTTTTTACCATGTTTTCTCCCATGTAGTTTTTTATTTTAATGTGGTTGCAAACCATGCAATCACACAACGCACATTGAGAAGTGCTTACAAAATACCCTTGTCCTGGACAATGACATCTATGTCCACAATCAAAACAAAATATTTTCATTTTTTCTTCTCCTCAATTTCGTAGAAAAATTTATCGGTGTCTTCTGTGCGCCAAGCCCGACTATCCTCTACGTTCCAATCACTCGTTTGCACTTTCCAATCTGGAATATTATCTTTTACAGTAAAAGATGGAATGTCCCATATTATTCGATTGTTTGGCTGTGCAGCATAATTGCCGTCATCTAATGCCAATATATGCGCGCATTTATGTTCATGCGGTATTTCTGAATGATCAGTGTCTACTATGTTACTTTCTGGATGTGCAAAGTCAACTGTAAATAAATACTTTCCTGAGTGCCATTTTTTATCTTTTCCTATATACTTACCCGCTTGTCCATCTAAAATATCCCAAGAAGTGACAGCAGGATAGTAAGAAAAACAATTCCAAAGCTGAAGTTCATCAAGACGTCTTTGTGGAACTTTCTTTGGTTCATATCCTCTCTGAATAAACGCGCTAATAGGAAGTCTATAAAAGACTGCACCGTTTTCCATAATGGCATGAAATAAGATCGGCTTACCTGTAATAGATGATACCCCGAAGATGACACAGTCTTCAACTTCTCCGTGATGTTTTTTAAGGTCATATAAATATTCTCTTCTTATCTGTGCATAAGTAACTGGTATGTTTGCATTTAAGTAAGCCATAATTAATCCTTATCATATATATCTCCCCAAGTCTTACCTTTTTCATAATCAACTTTATTGGGAACTTCTAAACTAACAGCGTTCTCCATGATTTCAATAATCTTTTTGGCATGTGACTCTGACTCAACAGACAGATCTAATTCATCATGAATTTGTATGTGAGGTATAATACCTTCTTTGTATAACTCTAACATCGCTTTCTTTGTCATGTCTGCTGCACTTCCTTGAATTAATTTGTTCAAAGATTTATAAGTGTATGCTCTTTTGATCCCAGGTCCGTGTTCCCTGAGTGCATCTTCATGATTCATTGCTTTGTGCATTCCAAACATGTTTGGTTCCCATAAATGAAAACGGCATAATCGACCCAGAAGTGTACGAATTTGTCCACGTTCTTGAGCACGATTAGAGGCCGCGTTCATTAATTGTTTAACAAAGGGAACTTTCGCATGGTATTGGTCAAACAATTCTGCTGCTTTATCTTTTGATACGCCTAATTCTGCTTGTAACTTTGCTTTACCCATTCCATAAAACAATCCAAGATTAATTGTCTTTGCTTGTGATCTTGGAATCTTAGCCATGTCGGCTACTGTCTGATGAAAGTCTGTCGATGAATCATTTTCATAAGCATCAACAACATCGTATACAGTTGGAAATTTATGTAGAGCTGCATAATGTACGACTAGTCTTGGTTCTTGTTGTGAATAGTCAAAACATCCCCACGTACAATTTTCTTCTGGTATAAATAAAGATCTAATCATAGGTCCTAGATCCTTGTTCCTCGCCGGTAGTTGCTGTAAGTTTGGATTGTTATAACTAAACCTACCAGTAACCGTACCACCTGCATCTGATCTTATCTGATTTATCTCTGCATGAATTCTATCTTTATGTTCATATTTAATTATGGTATCAATGAATGTAGTATGAGCTTTGTTTATTTCCCGAGCTTTCGCTATTTGTTTTACGACTGGGTGAGGATGCTCTTGTAAAAAATTTTTTGTAAAGGATGGTGCTTGTGTTTTTAAAGTTCTTTCGTAAGGTAATTTTAGTTTGTCAAAAACTTTGGCAATTGATCTTGCTGCCCATATTTGAACATCTATGTTACTTTCTTTTTTTATTTGTGACAGTAATAGGTTTTCTTGGTATTGTAGGTCTTGCTTCAATTTATGGGCTCTTTCAACGTCCACTCTCACTCCAAGAAATCTCATGTCAACCAAACAAGGAAAGAGATCTGTTTCAAGATTAAAAATAGATTCTAAGTCTTGATAAACAATTTCTTTTTTAAATATCTGCCATAACTCTAAAGTTAGTTCTGCATCTTTTTCTGCATACGCACCAACTTCCATTGCAGGTAGTTGCCACATATCTGCTTTTGGATCTAATCCTCTCGACTTTGCAGCTTCATTTAACGCAGCTTCAGATTTACCATGACCAAGATAATCCCAGGACAATGCATTCAAAGAATATTGAAATCTATTTTCATCAATCAATGATGCAGCAATCATGGTATCTACCACTAAACCATTGATTTTTATACCTAATTTACGTATCCAACATACGTCATACATAGCGTTGTGAAATATTTTTGTAGCAGGAGATCCACAAACATCTTTAAACCATTCTAAAGTTTTTTTCTTATCCATGTTTGGTCCAGAGCCATGAGCAATTGGAAAATAAAATTTTCTTCCTGGTACAGCAACAGCAATACCAACTACTTCACCTAAACCAATAACAGAACCTGATCCTCTTGTTCTAAGTTCTGGATCTCTTGTTTCCAAGTCAATTGCGATCTCATCATAAGATCTTAGATCTGGATATTCTTCTGGTTCAATCCACTCTGTTTGTGCTTCAAATGTTGGTATGATCATATAAAACTTTTTTTATTGCTAAACCTAGTTCTCTCGCGATTTGCGGGACGATCGCGTTCCCAAGGGTTTTAATTCTATTTGCTCTGTCTTTGTCCAATTCATAGGAAATCCCATTAGGAATTCCACAAAGTTTGGATTCAATTTGCCACCAGGTTTGTTTTGTTTCATTTGCAACATGTCTCCTACCACTGAGTGTCTGTTCTTTTGACTCTTTGGAAATGTTAAGTTCTTTGCATCGTTTGTTGTTGGACTGTAAAATAGTTTCTTTTTCTCCAGATATAACATCGCGTCCGATAGTTTCGCTCCGAATGTCGAATCTGGTTTGTTCTTCTTCCTCAGAATAAAACCTCCAGACTTTGTCCTCTCCACTCTCTCCGATTGTTCTCCACCCTCTTCGCATCCCACTGTCGGTGTTGGAAACATCTTCACTGCTGCTGTTAGATTGTGTTGAGCTGCTGCTTTGATTCCCTTCCTCTTGATTAATGTTTCTGGGTTCTCTTGTCCCGATGACCTCGGTGTTGGATACATTCTCATCGTTTCTGGATCCACTTGTTCTCTTAGGTTCGCCGGTCGTAATCTGCCCTTCCTGTGTCCCTGTTGCAGTTTCAGTGTTCCTTCTTTCGATCTTGGAGGTAAGTGATCCATTGTGTTCGGAGTGGCCCACAATCCAGACTCTGTACCTCTGGTGCCAAGCACCGATGCCTGAAGCTGGAATAAGGAAACATTGGACTTCGAAACCTTCACTTTCCAAGTCGTCTTGCACCTGTCTGAGTACCATGCCGTTTTGGATGTTAATAATTCCTTGCACATTCTCCCCAATAACGAATTGGGGTTTGATCTCCCTAATGAGTCTAAACATTTCTGGCCAGAGATAGCGGTCGTCATCTGTTCCTTTTCTTTTTCCTGCGACTGACATTGGTTGGCAGGGGAATCCTCCCACAATGACATCTGCGTCTCCTTCTTTTCCTTTAACATCTTTTATATCCTCCTCTATTGGTATGTTAGGAAAGTTTTTTTCTAAAACTCTCTTACAGTATTTATCTTTTTCAACAAATTTTACGGTTTCAAATATTCCTGTAGAATCTAACCCTAATGCAAAGCCCCCTATACCAGAAAATAAATCAAGAACTTTTAATTTTTTTTGGTTCATAAAGATATTTTTCTTTAATTAATTTATTAAGTTTATCTTTGTTACTAAAAGCATACAAAGCAGCTTTATAATTTTTTGGAAATATTTCAAAAGCAATATCTTGTGAATTAGATAAACCTTTAGTTTCTACTCTTAAATAAATTTCCAAATTAAACTCTAAGTTATTTATTTTGAAATTTCTTTTTATTACTTGTTTCGCCATTTAAATCTTTCATCTTTTTAATTTCTAGTTGACAATAATGAATTATTTTTTCTAAATCTTCTATACCTGATTTGTTAAGATACCTACAAACGTATTTAATAACGTTGCCTTGAAAAAAAGATAAGTTGTTTTTTGATATAAACTCATAGGGTTGTATGTGAAACGATTTGTAATGTGATCCCCCTACCTGTTTTTCTTGTGGAAAAGAATCATCAAAGATACTACTATTTGTCATAAATTATAACCATGCCTTTCTATTTTTGCTCTCATCAAGTATAAATTTCTTTTGCTACGTGTTACTCCAACGTACCACACTCTATGTTCTTCATCTCTTTTTTTACTGCTTTTTACCACAGCCTCTCTTATTTTTCTAGCATTATCTAACACCAATAATACATTTTCTGATTCACCACCTTTTGCTGCATGAATCGTAGAAATTTTTATTCTGGCATCTTCATTTAATTTTTCTTTATTTGAAAGTAATAATCTTATATAATTTTTTTCCTCATTATTAACCTTATCAAAAGCCTCATACCAAGGAACTAATTCATTCCAATTGTCATCACTCATGTAATCTTCGACATCTTCTTTTTGTGTTTGTTCTAAGTCTTGTCCCTCTGACCATCTAGAATAATAAATAGCTGCTTTGTATAATTTTGAATTGTAGCTTTTGATATATTTGTTTTCAAAATATAAACCTTTCTGTTTTAATTCTTTTGCAATTTTGATAGACTTATCGATTGTGCGAGTTAAAATTAGCCAGTTATCTTTGTAAAGATCTATGTTATCTAAATTATTTATTTTTGTACAATTACCCTCCTCGCTTTTTGGAAGATAGTCTTTTGTGGCTCTAAGTCCCTCTATTCTACTAACAATAATATTAGATATATCTTGTATCTGCACTGGGACTCTTCTTGATTTTTTTAATACTATTTCCGTTGCAGGTTCTTGTATAAATCTATCTACATCTGCTCCTGCCCATGCGTAGATTGCTTGATCATCATCCCCTGCTAGATACATATCTTTAGTATTTGCTTTTAAAATATCAAACATCTGCCATTGAATTGGTGATAGATCTTGAGCTTCATCAATAAATACTACATCAAACTGTGGACACAAATCTTTCTTTTGTATAAACTGATGGATCATATCTGTAAAATCAATTAAGTTATTGTTGCCTTTATATTTTATGTAGTTAGCTGCAACATGTTTTAATATATTTGGTCTTATATCTTTACTGTATTCTCCTGTGCAATATTCATCCCAGACTTCTATATCTTTTTCTCTTGCCTTAGTTATAATTTGAAAGTATTCGTTATCGCAGGTTAAATATGGAGAGGAATCTAAATCTCTTTTTGCTTTGACACTTATACTTAACTCTTTACCTAAATCATCGTAGTGATAATCCTGCATAACATTCTCTTCATTTAATCCTAATGTGTGAAATGCTAGCGAGTGTAAGGTTTGAAAATATTTAAGATCTTTTTTTTGAAACTGTCTATTTTTATTTAGCATTCTTTCTTTTGCTTCAAGAGCTGCTTTTTTAGTAAAAGCAAAATATCCAATTCTTTTTACTGGTGTACCTATTCTAATATAGGCTAGCGCTCTTCTAATTAGTTTCTCCGTCTTACCTGTACCGGGAGGACCATAAAATTTTTTTATCACAGTATCTTATCTTTCTCTTGCATTGGAATTATCTCCACATCTTCCTCTTCTTTTTCAAAGAAAGACAATGGAATCTTTACACAACGAATAGGGTTATGAGATTTTTTATCTGTTTCTTTTTTAGGGTATCGTTTTAGATGACCTAGTTCTGCTTTGAATTCTTCAATTAACATTCTACCTGTCTTTTCAAATTTCATTTTCCATTCTTTATTTTTTAAATAGTTAAAGAAAACATCCATAGTAAAGTATGCAAAACCTTCTTCTTTTAAAATAGATCCACTACTAAACGATGTTGCACTTACTGCAGGAACACCATGAATATGTTCTTCTAAATATTTCTGCAGTAATTCTTTTGGTGATGTACCTGCAGGAGGCGGTTGTACTGTTTCAGTTTCTTTTAAATTTTCTATAATACTTTGAAACTCATCTTGTTTTATTCTTGGTGGAGCAATAGGTGTATGAGCACCAATCAATCTTCTACATTTCTCCATGTCCATTAGATAATTAATATCTCTTGCTACAACTTGTTTACTCATCTCTCCATCTTGTTTATCGTTAAAGTGAACAGTAAATCTAAACTCTGGTTCAGGTTGATAGTCTATTCTTATTAACGCTGACAGCTGCGGAAACTTTTTTTGTTTATCTGACATATAACCAAATTGTCTTTTTGCACACTCTGATTTGATACAAAAGTTTCTAATTGGGTCTTGATCACAGAGATGACCTGCGGTTGGTTTACGCCAGGATTTTATTTTATCTAAAACTTTTTTATCTCCCCACTCTTCATCGTATAAAATATATTTTCTTGCACCTTCTAATACTTTCTTTTCCCAAAGATCTGGATATTTCTTTTTACAAAACACCATGTAATTAAATAAGAATCGAT